CAGTATTAATCATGCCATTAACACGTCTGGATAACCTTATCAGTTCAAAAACTGGTAAGTATCTTTATGTTTCGCCTGATGATTTTAACGCAACAGATGCGTTATCGAACAGAGGTAATTCACCAATCACCCCTTTCAAAAGTATCCAACGTGCTTTCTTAGAAATCGCAAGATATTCTTATCTTCCTGGTAAGGATAATGACCGTTTTGACCAGTTCAGCATCATGCTGATGCCTGGTATTCACTATATTGACAACCGTCCTGGTCTTGTAGATACTACTGGCATTGATGTATTTGGTTTTGATCAAGCTCTGAATGCTTGGACTGATAATAGCATTCTTGATATTTCAAATCCAAACAACGTACTTTATAAGTTTAACAACACTGAAGGTGGTGCGATCATTCCTCGTGGTTCATCACTTGTTGGTTATGATCTTCGTAGAACAACGATCAGACCTCTCTACGTTCCAGATCCTGCTTCTGTAACTGTTCCGCGTTCTGCGATCTTCAATGTAACTGGTGGTTGCTATTTCTGGCAGTTTACGATTAAAGATGGTCAGACAACTTCAGAATCACCTCTTTACAACTCTGCTGCTGGAACTGGTGAAGTTTACTACGATCCAACTGACTTCACCAAACTTACTGCTCCTAACTATTCTCACCACAAACTAACAGTATTTGAATATGCTGATAGTGAAGAGCTAGGACTGTTCTATAGAAAGATTGCTAAGGCATTCTCAGCATATCAACCAACAATTGACGATCCTGGTGAGTTTGATTTCAGTATTCAAGAGAACAGAATTGTTGGACCTCTTTCTGACAGTCGTGTTATTGAAAGTTTGAAACTTGTTGATGCGACAACAGACCCAAGTATTCCTGCTTCGACAACGGAAGTTCAAGTAACAACCAAAGTTGATCACGGATACTTTGCTGGTCAGTTTGTTTCAATTTCAAACACCAATATTGATGATGTACTTGAAGGATTTTTCCCAATCAAAAAGATTGATGAAAATGATCCTCGTAAGTTTACTTATGAAGTTCCATTTGTTGTGGGAGGAATTGGCAATAATATTGTATCTGGACAAACAATCAGTGTAGATACAACTCCAGCACTTGGACAGAACGCACAAACTCTTGCTGAAGTTGACAGCGTAGAATCTGCTTCTCCATACGTCTTCAACGTTTCAATTCGTTCTACCTGGGGTATCTGCGGTATCTGGGCAAATGGTCTAAAAGCCACTGGATTTAGATCCATGGTTATTGCCCAGTACACTGGTGTTTCTCTACAGAAAGACGATAGAGCATTCATCCGTTACGACGAGTATTCAAACACTTGGAACCAGGCATCACTGACTGACGCATTTGCTACGGTTCCTTATCACGCAAAGGGCGACAGTTACTGGAAAGATGAGTGGAGAAACTTCCACGTTCGTGCTTCAGAAGACGCATTCATTCAGAACGTTTCTATCTTCGCGGTTGGTTTTGCTGATCACTTCCTAATGGAAAGTGGTGGAGACATGTCCATCACCAACTCCAACTCAAACTTTGGTAATACATCTCTTCACGCAATTGGTTTCAAAGGATTTGCTTTCAACCAAGACAAAGGTGGATATATTACTGATATTATTCCACCAAAGAGAGCAGTTGAAGGATCTGAAAATATTGAGAAGATCGCGTATTATACTGTTGACATTCAGGGAACTATTCAGAACCCTAACAACTATACAAAACTATTCTTGGGAAGTGATGACATCATTACTCCTGCTGATAGACCTGCTGCTACAATTGATGGTTACAGACTTGGTGCGAAATCAAGTGACAAACTATATGTAAAACTTGATCCAGCACCAGGAACTGGAGAAATCTTTAATGTTGAATTAGAACCAACTGGATTTCTAAAGTATATTGCGAAAGGATCTATTCTCAATCCAACCGGTATTTCAATCAATAGTGTCTATGCTGATGCTGCCAATCTGATTGAAAGCAATCGCACAATGATCCAAGAGGAAGTTTTTGGATATATTCTTGAAAAGTATCCAAGACTTCAGAACATTCCTTATGTTAATCCTGGTCTCAATCCTGCTGCTGGTCGTTACTTTGATGCTCGTAATCTAATTCTCAACAATCGTCAAGAGATTGTTGATACGGCATTCCAGCAGATGGTTGATACATTTGGTATTGGCAATATCCAAGGTGTTGCTGATGGTAAGTGTAAGCGTGACATTGGTTTCATCGTTGATGCCATCGCAGAAGACCTCAGAGACGGTGGAAACCTCAATACGATTGAAGCTACCAAGTTCTACTTCAATGGCGATGGAACGCCATTACAGAACGGTCTGGTGGGCGAAGAGAACTATGCTGTATTTGCTTTCAATAGAGCAAGAGATCTATGTAAGAAAGCAGTTGCTAACCTACTCACTGTAAAGGCAGACATTTATGATCCAGATCCAACCAGTATTCTAGCTCCTTATGGTGTAATTGCTGGTAGCACTGGTTCAGCAGCACTTGGATTGAACAGTGAAGGTGTAACTGTTGATGCTGCGAATAAGCAAGATCCTGCTGGTCGCTACAAGGATGCTCGCAATAGAATTATTGACAACAGAGAGTTCATTCTTGACGCAGCACTTGCTGAGATTGCTGTTTATCATCCAGACTTCTACATTCCTGGTGATACTCAGAGCAACGCACAATCACGTTTTGCTGATGCGTTCCGTCTCATTCGTCGTAACAGCAAAGAGATTGCTGATAGAGCACTTGCGAAGATTGCTGTTGATTATCCAGACTTCTACTTCCCTGGTGATGCTCAGACAACTGCCGATTCTCGTTTCTATGATAGCTATCGTCTAATTCAGCAGAATAAGACAGAGATTGTCAACACTGCTTGGACCAACATGGTCACACAATATCCTGGTGTTGCTTCAACTGAGACAAAGTGTAAGAGAGATCTTGGATACTTTGTTGATGCTGTTTCGCTTGACCTCTTCATTCGTGGTAACGAGTATTCATACAGATTTGCTGCTGAATACTTTACAAATGCTACAACACCAATCAGCAACGGTTTAGTTGGTGAAGTCACTGAAAGCATCTATGCTTTCAACCAAGCAAAGACTTTGATGAAGTCTGCTATTACCAACCAACTTACAGTTAAGGATCTCACAATTACTGCTGATCCTGCTACTGGAAGCAATACGGATCCAACATCTTGTGCTAACGTTCGTTCAGCAATTGACACCTTGAGTGGTATCATCACAACAATTATCAATGATGGCAATCTAAATTCACTTCCACTGGAGATCAACAAAGGATCTGCTCCTGCTGGCATGAAGAAGTGTGCTCGTGACATTGGATACTTCATTGATGCGATTTCAGTTGACGTATTCACTGGCGGTAACAAGCACACCAGAACTTTCATTCAGCAGTATTTCACGAATGCTACAACTCCAATCAGCAACGGTTTAGTTGGAGAAACTGCTCAGAGCAACACAGCATTCAATGAAGCTGCTGAGTTTATGCGTAGAGCAATCACCAATCAACTATACTACAAGGATCTCACAATCACTGCTGATCCTGCGACTGGCAGTAATGTAGATCCAACTTCATGTGCTAACGTTCAGTCAGCAATCACAACTCTTGCTGGTATTGTCACTGCTGCTGTAACTGCTGGTAACCTAAACTCTCTTCCTGCTGAGAATGCTGGAACATTCTTGACTGGTGAAACCAAGTGCCGTAGAGATATCGGTCACATTGTTGATGCTGTTGCTCAAGACCTTTGGTTTGGTGGCAACGAGTATACTATCGCAGCAACGAAGGAATATTTCACCAACGCAACAACTCTGCTTACAAACGGTGTTGCTGGAGAAACTGGACCTTCCATTACAGCATTTAGAAGAGCACAGGATCTTATGAACCGTGCTGTAAATAATCAGTACTATGATAGAGATCTAACAATCACACTGGATAATACTGAAGAACCAGTAGTATTCTCTGACATTCATAGCAATGTCTTCTTGACCATTATGGACAACAAGAAGTTTATTGCGAAAGAAGCATATCAGCGTATGAAGTTGGCATATCCTTCATATGTTCCACAAACTGGCAACACAGAGCAAGATTGCCTTGACGATGTTTATGATGTATTAGATCAAATCGCATATGATATTAAGTTTGGTGGAAACTCTAAGACCTATGATGCTGCTCTTGTTTATGTAACAAACGTATTCAATGGTCAACCAGTTCAGACATTTATTGATGCTGAGCGCGATGAAGCTGCTAAGGTATTCTTAGAAGCAAAGAAAGTAACCATTGATGTTATCAACAATGTTGCTGTAACACCAACAGCAGGAAATAACGAAACTCAGGTATTTGATTTCACCCAAACTCATGACTGGGATGCTGATGAACTTCTACCTAAGTGTGGATCTGCGATTGCTGCTACTGATACTCTGTTTGGTATTATCATTCAAGCAATTGGTAATGATGGTGGTGTTGGCAATTTAACTGGTATCACCAGAACCGCTCCAGTACAACCAACAACTTATGCCCTTGGTAATTGCTCTGATGTTTTAGCAACGATTGATGTTCTGATCAGCATTGTTGTTGATAGTCTTTATGCTGGCAATCTCAATTCTCTTCCACCTCTAAGCAACGGTGAGTGGGATTGTGCCAACGTTCGTTCATCTATTGAAAACCTATTTGATATTGTCACTGATGCGATCAGCACAGGATCCCTTGCTGGTCTACCAACAGTAAATCCTGGTGACTTCATTGTTAATGCTACACAGTCTAAGTGCTATCGTGACGTATCTTATATTGTTGATGCTCTTGTTAATGATCTTAGACTTGGTGGTAACATCAATAGCATTCAAGCAGGTGAAGCATACTATGTTGGAAACAATCTAACTTATATTGATGGAGAAAAACCAGAAACAATTGATGCTTGGAACTATGTTGGTCAGCTCGCAACTGCTGCGATGCGTAATTTTGATGTTCTTGCTGTCAACTGTGTAACAACATCTGGTTCAGCAATCGTGAATGTTGCTGATACTCGTGGTATTGTCATTGGTATGAGAGTTGTTGAGTATGCTACATCTCCAACTCCATATGTCAATGGATTGCTACAATCCAATGCTGTTGCTATTTACAGCAATATTCCTAAAGATACATTTGTTAAGAGAATTGTAAGCAATACTCAAATTGAATTGGGTGTTGCCAACGCAAGACTTACTACTGGCAATACAGTAAATGCTCTACAGAACAGCACCACAACCAAACTATACTTCACATTTGAAAAAGGTCAGTGGGCAAACATTCTTCCAAGAACAGTTACAGTAGGACCAGAAGCATCTAATCCAGATGTCATTCAAGACACTCAGGCATACACACCTTCTGCTCCAACACAAAGAGAATGTGCTGGTGTTGCCAACGCAATTGAAACTTTGGTTGGAAACATCACTACAATCATCAACAGCGGTCTTGGAACAGTTGCTCGTCAAGAACAGACTGTAAATACAGCACTTCTTTCTTCAAGAGCGACTGTCTTTACAATTGATACAACTGGTTATGGTTCTACCAATGCTCACAACTTTGAAACTGGAACTCCTGTAAGACTTGTTCCACGTCCTCGTTTTGATGTTGACACTGGTAAGTATGTTGAAGTTGATAAGCGTCTCATCAGACTTCCAAAGGGATTTGAACCAAATAGAACCTATTATGTGATTGCTCCTGGTAGAAGAACTCAACCAGAAGATTACAGCACAACAACTTTCTTCAATGGAAGTGATCAAACTAAGTTGATGTTGGCAACTTCTAAGGAGAATGCTGCTGCTGGTATCTACATCTATGCGTCGGAAACATCAAGCATTGATCCTAACGTAGAAATTGACCTCTATCAATTTGTTCTTGATGATAAGTATACTTTACATAGCTATGAGTGTAATCTAACCAACAGTGTTAATGCTGGTATTGAGACTGACGTATCACACATCTTTGACGTTCCATCTGCTTCAACAACTCCACATAGAGTATTCTTTAGAGCAGTTGAGGGTGGACAGTTACCTCTTGTAGCATCAACCTATTCTAACGATGCTACCGTTGCGGTTACAAATCCACAGAACGCAAACGTAGGAAGAATTAATCCTCAGATTGAATTCTTTGCTCGTTATCAAAATGACAAAGTATTTACCATTCACAAGACACATGCTGATGCGATTAACAATGTAAATCCAATTACATTTGCTTCTGGTCAAGTAGGACTTGTCTTTGATGTGTTTGCGAACAAGCGTAGATCGCCAATGAAGTTTGATCCAGCATTTACTGATGCTGTATCAACTACTGGTAAGTGGTATATTCAGTGTAAGGATCAAGTAACTGCTCAACCAACTTCAGTTCAGGAAGAAAATATTTTCTGGAGATTACATCAGTCAGATTATTCTGATAGACCAAGAACCACTGATATGTGGTATGAGCGTCTTGAAGATACAAGAGAAGCAGATGACAGAACATACAAGATCCGTTATGTCATTCCTAAGTATCTTGAGAACGCAAGAGATCCTATCAACGGATTTGTCCTTAAGACAAGAACTGACGATACTCGTAAGTTAATCCCACAGAAAGTTCTTCTCAAACCAGTTACTGGTTCGGTATATGGTGCGAGATTTGAAAACCCAGTTCAAGCTGGTGAATACATTGGTTATACAGCAGCACAGTTTGCGACAAATAATCTTAATGAAGATGCCGCATACGATCCATACAAGAAGGATCTAACAGGTCAAGGTATTGAGTATCGTGCTTTTGCTCGCTTTACATCTGGTATTCAAGCAACTATTCAGAGTGGTCGTTATGTAGCAGATGATCTCAATCCAAACATCAAGTATCTTGAACTTACTGTTTATGATCATGCTGTAGATGCTACAAACTTCCCTGGTCTAAGAAATGAAATCTTTACGACGGTAAAGATTACTGCTCCTCAAGGTGGAGAGTTTGTAACCAACAAGACACAAAGCATCACTGCTAACCAAGTCAGTTTCTCTGGTTATTCTTCTGGTCTTGCTAATATTCACGCATACTACAGTGTTGGTGGAGATCACTACCTAATCATCAAGAACGTTCGTGGTGGTAAGTTAGAGTACAGCGAGTATGACAATGTAAGATTTACTCAAGGTTCGGTCTTCGCAGATATGCTTGAAGATCAGGATATGGGCAAATCGTTGCCACTCAAGACACTCATTCGTAAGGGATATCCAGAATACTACTGGAGACAGAATGGTGCTAACGTTTATACGATTACTCCTGGTGATCGCATTCAGGACGATGCTGGTGTTGAGTACTACGTCGAAAGCGTTGCTGATGCTGGTATTATTGAAGATACATTCTACATCTTCGCTTCTGAGACCCTACAACGTCGTATTGCTGGACAGCAAGATGGTATCTACTATCTCACAGCTCTTCGTGGTAACATTTCTCCATTCCCAACTGGTGCGGGAGTTATCAACAACTTTAAGAACTTCAAGTTCTCGCAACCAGTTAGCAGGTTATATCCTCTAAACTACAGAAACGATCCTCTCTGGTTCCAGAAGAATGGAACAACCAATGAAGAGAAGAATTACTATGCTGCCTTAATTGACCCACCACAGGCATTCTCTGCTGCTGACAACTATACACATGGTCTTGTTACTGTTAATGACTACAAGAACTCCGTAACAAGAGAACTTGTTGAAGATCTTATCACTCAGAGTGCTTTCATTGAAAATGAATACTCCGGAGCAAACGCAATTCAAGCACAGGATGGAAACGCAACTTCTGGTTCAGAAGATCGTCTCATTCCAATCGCTGGTAATAGCAGTGTTCTGTCTGATCAGAGATACTATGTTGAACTTCGCAGACCATCTATTGCTCGTGCTGGTAACCACACGTTTGAATACCTTGGTTTCGGTCCTGGTAACTACTCCACTGGTCTCCCAGCTCGTCAGGAAGTCGTTCTAACACCAGATCAGGACTTCTATGCTCAATCTAAGAAGCAAGATGCTGGTATCGTCTTCTACACTGGTATTAACTCTCAGGGTGACCTCTACATCGGTAATAGAAGAATTAATGCTATCACTGGTGAAGAGACATTCATTGATGCTGCTGTTCTTGCTGATGATGGTGATGAGAACGATGTTATTGGCGGTCTTGTCACAACATTTGATACTCCTGTTACCTTCAACCAAAATATTACAATCGTTGGTGGTGATGGATCACTTGTAAGTTCTGTTGAGGCACCTCTTGTAATTGCTGTTCAAGATGAAGATCTTACACAGCAGCGTGATGTTCTCATCATTCGTTCAAATGTTTCTTCTGTTGATCCTGTAACACAGTTGGAGCAAGATGAAGGACTTGATAGGACAGCATTTAGACCACCAACAAACGGTGATATTCGTATCAGTAAAAACAGAGTTCAAGCTGCTGTATTTGGATTTAATGCGAGAGGAAATGGTCAGGCATATATGTTCCAGACCCATACATCTGCTGGAATTGCCTCAAACATCACTCCAAATCAAACTGCTCTAATTGCTCAAGGTGGAACTCGCATTTCTTCAGCACAGTTTATAACTTATGGTGGTGTAACTCCTCGCCCAGGTGATGTTCTTATTAAAGGTCTTGAGGTTGGTAAGACAGGATCGTTTGGTTGGATCTTAGCAAACTACTATCAGCAAATTCCTAATAATAGTATCTTTACGATTACTTTTGATGGTAGCAATGTAGTTAAACTAACCTTCAAGTCTGCTGACACTGGTGTTAATATTAGCAACCAGGATATTGGTATTACCTCTGGTTCTCAGATCAGAGTTAATAACTTCTATTATGATCCAAGACTAAATCTAACTTGGGTTGTTTATTCACCTCCTGGCGATGCCTTCTCACCAACAAATAACTATGTTCACTTCCAAGTAATTGATCAAATTCCACAGGCAGTAGAAAACTGGGCAGATATTATTGCTGGAACTGCTGTTGGTGCTACACCACCAAGCATTGAATTCTCAAATGCTTCTTGGAAAGAAATTGGAGTTATTGGTGCCGAAGCTCTCAGAACAGAAACAGAAAATATTGGTAACTACAAGTTAGGTATTAACACAATTGCTCGTGCTCCACATACAGCACATACCAACGCATTTGTTGATCCTGCTACGACAGATCCTCGTGCTAACCTTGATGTTGTTGGTAAGGGATATATCAGCGGCAAAACTCTCTCTACCGCACCAAACAACTTCCTAGCAAATGCTAATCCAACAAATAGAACATTCAATGCTATTTCTGATGCGTTTGTTGTTGGTGGCGATAGTCTTGCTCCAACAAACTATAGCACTCTAAGAGTAGATACCAGAACAGTTGCTATTACTGAAGCTGGAAGAGGAAACAACCTTGGTAGAATTGGTATCAACACAGATGAGACTGTAACAGCAAAACAACTCAATAGAGCATTGGTTGTTGTTGGTGATGCTCGTTTCACTGAAGATGTAAGATTTGAGCGTGATATTGAAGTTCATGGCAATGGATCTATTCTTAGCTCTGTTGCTGAAATTAGAACCAATGTAGCACTTGGCACATTCAATCTTGTAACTGATAGTACATTCACCGGAACTCTCAACATTGGTAACAAAGTTGAAAATATCTTTATTGGAGATACCACAGAAGAAGATCAGTTCATTGTAATAGGTAGTGATAGTCTTCACAGCAACATTTCTCTTGGTGTAACTCCAGATGCTCGTCCTTCCGATGGTGCTCTTACTATTAGTAAGGTAGAGATTGGTGGTGCTTATCTAAACAATGAATCTCAATCGTTCACTAGAATTAAGACAAAATCCTTTAAAGTTGACGGTGACTTCCAGTTAGGAGCAAGAAGAACAATTAGTGACACAGTTAGACTTTCAACAACTGCTGGAACTGTTAGCTTCTTCTCTGATTCTGGATCAGCATCTACAATTGATTTTGCTCTTAACGCATCTGAAATTAATATTGCTGGACAGGGTGGAACAACTACGATTAACAACCAACTAGAAGTTATTGCTTCTGCTAAATTTAACGGCGATGTTCTAATTTGTGGTGGTGTTGCTTCATTCTCATTTGTTGGAAGTAGAGGTCAACTTGGATCAACTATTTCTGCCCACCAAGACGGAATTATTAACGAAACAACATTTAACAAAAATATTGACATTGTTAATGTTTTAGTCAAATCTAACACTGATGAAGGATATAATGAAGTAGATACTGCTGGTAGTGGAGCATGGGGAGGTCTTACTTTCCAAGCACCAGTACTAAACATTGGTGGAACTCCAGTTGTTGAACCACAAAGTTTACCAGCATTAACCGGAGACCTATATTATCTCCCACTCCTTAATGCTCCACTGAAGCAAAATGGAGAACCATACTTTGTAGAAAATGATTACATTATTATTAATAGCGCAGTTTCTGCTTCCGGGCATCCAGAAATTTTACAAGTTGTTGAACTAGTAAGAACAAATGTTGCTCCATATTACATCAAAGTAAGGCGTCGTCCACTTGGAACCTTCACAGCAGTTCTAACTAATCACCCAGATAGAACTCCAATCTACAAAGTTAATGTTCAGTTTGATTCTACTTGGACGGAACAATCGCTTGATAATACTGGACCAACCGATAATGTCTATCTTGCTGAGTTTGGTGGAAGTTTAACAAATAACGATTATGTAATCGTTGATAGAACTGATACAAATAATGATGGAGTATTTGATCAGGGAGAAGTAATTAAAGTCGTTACCCCTCTTGAACAACAAGTTCAGAAGTTTAGAATTTCTAGTGATTGCTCTAGTGAAGAGAATGACGTATTTGTTGTTAACTCTGTAACAGGTGAAGTATTAATTGGAAATCCAAACGTTCCTGGATCTCAATTAACTCTTAATTCAACACTTAAGTTGGATGGAGGATGTGGAACTCTTAGCAAGATACAATTTACAGCGACTGCTACTGCCGGTTCTACTGTATTGAGTGGTGTAACAGTAACAAGTGTCGGCAAGACTATTAATGATCTTAGACTTGGAGATTATTTACACAATATTACAAACCAATCTCCACTTGAATTTGATAAAGATACAAAGATTTCTGGAATTAACACAGCAACCAGTGAAATTTATTTGAATTCTCCAGCACTTGGATCTTCAACAATTTCCGCAACATTTGAAGCTAGAAGAAATGAGAAATTTGAAATTACAAATGGTGAAGGAGTTACAACTTTCCAAGTTGATACTTGTACTGGAACTACTCACATTGGATCACAATATGGAAGGATTGAAATTGAATATGCTTTCTCTGGAAATAACACCACAAATACAACAACTTCTTCTATAGTAACTGCTTTTGATAGTGGAAACATTACAAGGGCGTATGGATACTGGTATGATCCTCAAATTGCGGCAGAAGGTGGTCCAGATACAACAATCAGAGCAACTGCTACCGGATCATCTAATCAAGTTCAAGTTCCTGTTCAATCTCTTGGAGTTGGAACTGGAAGATTTGATGTTGATGATTTGGTCTTCATTGGAACTCCAACTGCTGCTTCAACTGGTGTTGGAAGATTTATTATTGGTAAAGTAATTCAAGTAATTACTGATGTAACAAATCCAACAATTGTTGTTGCTGCTCCTGGAGATGGTATTGATACAAGTGCCTCATTTATTCCTGGCGACAGCGTGTTCGCAACTGGAAATGTGGTAAGAAGAGTTATCAAACATAAGGAGTTCGCTAACATTATTGATGTGGAAATGAGAACCAGGGTTATTACTGGAAGTTCTTCTCAGTATTGTTCGATCATCCTTGACAAAGGATATATTGTACAGCAAAAACTCGATTATCAAGGATGGATAGCTCTTGCCAATGACAGTGGTGCTCAAATTTGGGCTTCAGTAGAAGGTAGATTACAGGGGGTTGTTCACGAAACCTCCATGAACGAACAGAGAACTGATGGTGCTATTCCATACAGATCTGGTAAGTTGGAAATTGCTAGCGATGTTAAGTTAATTGGTGGTAATTTTGAAATTTATGATTCTGTAAATCAGACAAGATTATTTGGTTTTGTCAATGATGATGGTCATGCTGATCACCAAGGATTGCTTGTTTGGGATGCTGGAGTTGTTGCTCGTGGTGACTTCTTCTTGTTCAGTGGTCAAGATCCAGAAAACGTAATCACTGATCCATATTCATATGTTCCTTCGTTCTCAGCAGATAACTTAGGTAATGTCACAGCAAGAAAAACTTTAACTGTTACTGGTATCCCATCTGCTGCTCCATCAACCTCACTAAAACAATTCTCAGTTGAAAATCTTGGAACAAACGGATCTAAAGAATTTGCCGTTAAGCAAGATAATTCCATTGACAGTTTTGGTCTTGAGAATTTCTATACTTCATCTGGAGCAAGACATACAAGATATATCTCTGCTGCTTCAGCAGAAGAAGATCTAACATTAATACCAAATATAATGTACATGGTTAATGTACAAGCATCACAAACTCTTGTACTTACACTCCCATCGGCACCAGTAACTGGTGATGTTGTGAGAATTGTAGAAGTTGGTGGTAACTTGAACTACAATACTTCTCTGGTTTTAAGAACTGCTGAAAGTTCTGGTGTTCGTATTCAAGGAGACAATACAGGAACACTTCTTGGTGGAAGATTAACACCATATCCATCTGGAGAATTGGTTGTTCAAACACCAAATGCGGCATTTGGATTAATTTATCTTGGAGGAACCGATAGTAACGGACAAGTTGGTATCCCAACTGCTGTCCAAGGATGGTGGTTAATGGAGGTCTGATAAATGGCAAGTTATAACAGGATAAGAGCTTCTAAGGCAGTTCCAATTGGAACAATTATGCCATGGACAGGATCTTCTTCGACAACAACAATTACTGATTCTGGTATACCGAGGGGATATTTGGTTTGTAGAGGTCAAACTTTAAGAGCGATTGATTATCCTCTTCTTGCTCAACTATTGGGAAATACATATGGTCCTTTTCAAGAGCCTGGTGGTCCATTTGTTGGAATAGCAAACAGTTATCCAGAGTATGATGAAAATGACGTTTTTAATTTGCCAAATTTGAACAATACATCTCTTGTTGACTTAGAAGGATCTCGTTTAAATCCATCCGACCTAGCAAAAGTTGGAACATATATCACAGAGAATGGATCAGATGCTGCTCCTTTAACAAACATTGTTTCATATGTTGATGTTAATTTTTCAATCGAGTCGGACGCACAATTAGCAGGAAAAGTTACTGGAATTGCCATACAGGATCCTGCCTTTTTTGACACAATAAGAACTATACCAAGAAAACTTGGAGTTGATCACACACCATCGCACTCACATGCTCAACCAGATGATAGTCCATATCCATCAACTTCTGTTGGTGGTGGTTATGTTGCGCTTTTTGAAGCAGGCAATTTTGACACACAAGACGCAGAATATCAAACTGTAAGCTCTGTCGCAGTAAATCCAAACGAATCTACAGCAGACAGATTTAATCCTGGAACTGCCGAAGTAACTTGGTATGATGAAGCAGGATTTACCTTGCCTGTAATGGATGCTTTTAGAGATTTTACTAGTGCTTCTCCAGTTGTTCCAGTAATTCCTGGAGCTGCTAGGGCAATTCCTGGTTATGGAAATACTATTGATTATCAAGATCCAAATACTTGTATTGTTAATGTTCAACAACCAGCCGTTACCGCACCATTTCCTCCAGCTGGTCTTTATCAAGGACTGAGAAATCACTATGCTTCTACTGATGTTCCAAGCGAACCAACATCTACAAGAGGACAAGATGCCACCAAACCATACCCAGTTACACTTAATCACAATGCCGATACGTGGAATTCTGAAGCATTGGCATCGCACAATCATTTCACTGTTGACATATCTATGAATAGAGGTCAGATGCGTCTTCCTGGAACAATTCTCATAAATAATATGACGACGGGAACCATTTCTCCGGTGAGTGTTGATAAAGCATTGAGTGTTCAAATCAACCCAAATACACCTTCACTCACCACTCTGATTATAATGAGGGCATTCTAATGGCAGTATTTTATAACAGAGAAAAATCTAAAGTTGGAACCTTAACTGGTACAATTATTAATTGGTCAAAACAATTATCTTCAAATGATCCGGCAGATCCAGTTACAGTAGACGATTTGCCATCTGGTTATTTGCGTTGTGACGGCACCATTTACTCCGCTGAAGTTTTTCCTCAATTGGCTGAAATTCTTGGCACTGGAGCTCAGTCTAGATATAGAAAACCAAACGTAACTCTTTTAGATAATCAATTTCAAGTTCCAGATTTTGGATCAAAAAAATTACGTGCTTCAAGTGGTGCCAACCTCGGTGACTACATTGATTTGTACATTCAAGATGATAATGATAATGAAATAACAAAATCTGGTGTTGGATTGGAAGTTCAAAGCAATATTGGAACACTATATGAAATACAATATCAGGGAGATTTTTTCTTACCAGCACAACAAATTGAAATAACTGGGCAACCAGGATTTACAAGATCAACTGGTAATTATACTGAAATTACTGATGTTCTTACAAATGGATTTATGCCACACGCACACTTCCATGATGGAACGAGGACCAGAGTTCGTGCCCCATCTGGTAATGAATTTAGTCCATTTGGAAGAAATTCTTACACTAGAAAATCTACTTTGTGTGTTATTAACTGGGCAAATAATACAAGACAAGATCTTTGCTATTATCAAGCGACAAGAAATTTTGCTGCCGCAAATGCTCTTCCTCCATACGAATCCAATGGTTTTTGCGAAAGAGTTATCTATGGTGGATGTGTTTCTGGCGGGTGTGGATTTTTAGCATCCAGTGAATGTTTGATACCAACAGGATACACATGTGGATATCCGATGCACAGTGGAAATAACGGCGGTTGTAATGGTGGAGGTAGCGCAAACAGTGCCACTTGTGGAAATATAAATTACAGTGGTACATACGCACAGAGATGTAGTGGTATTCAGTTTCCTGGTTGTGCCGTTGGTGGATTGCTGGGTAGAAATTTATCTGGATTTACGCAGTTAACAGCAAATTATACAGATCTGAATGTCCCATTTGACGCTAACATTGACAGTGATAGAGATACTTATGCCGCAGTAAATAATGTTGTTAATCAAACAACTGCGTTTGGAAATGATGGATCTCACCGCCACTTCATTAACTTTTCTGCTCAACCACATACATATGTTGTGAACACAAGACCAACATTTATTCCAGCTGCTCCATTGGTTTCAACAATCTCTGTTGATGTGAATACTGAAAATAAAGCAGATCAGTTTATTCAACCATACATTGTCCAAGAGTTTCTAATCAAATACTAAATGACTGTCTCATACAGAAATAAACTATCAAATTATATGAGCGATGCTAACGGGAAACACGCCCCGGTAGGATCCATTGTGACATCTTTAGTTGATGTAAATTCTGACAATGCTGTTAGATCTCCGGAATATTCATATGAAGGATATCTTTATTGCGATGGTAGAACCTTAAACATCAGAGACTATCCACAACTTTATGCTGCTGTTAGAAACACATATGGTGGAAATACCCAAGTAACAAAAACACAATTTTCTAATCCTGGTGGAATAAGAAGGAGCTACTGGATTAATAATAAAATGTTTTTGAATTTATATTATGATTCATCTGTAAATTCAACTGTAAAACTTCCATATCCATATGGTACTAGCTTTAGAATTACTTCTTCTGGTACAGGTTTGGGATCTTTTCCATCTACTGTTTTTACAATAAACACTTTTTATACATTAATAGCACCAACAGAAAACGTTTCTGCCTATCTTCCAATTGATGGAACAGAATTTGCTTATGAAGTTCAATTTCCTGTTGGAGTAAATCCGGCAACATTAAATCAAGCAGGATCAACTTTAAATTTTACTCAAGGTGGAGTAATTCATCCAAACGTAATTTTCACAAAACAATTTTCTTTGAGAGATTATCCATATAATGTTGGAACTTTTAATCTTCCAGATTATCGTGATAGAGTAATTGTTGGTTATGGTTCTGTTGATGGATTGGGATCTCCAACTGTTGAAAATGCTTTGGCAAATGCTGTTGGGCAAAAAGGAGGAATTTGGTATATCAGTAAAAATACTTTGCTCGATGGTGGAGTGTTTTTTACTGTTGGAAATGTAAAAACAAGAGGATATTCTAGCATTACTTCTGACATAACAAGTTTCCTTACTGGAAGTGTCCAATATACCTTTGGACCATTGGACGATTATGTATTTGCGAGACCAGTTGAACACTTTCACTATATTCTTTCTTCTGAACCAAACGAATCATTCCTAGTAGAATTCTCTGGAGTTCCTGCTGATCAATATGCTGTTGCCTATACAAAAACACGAGCAAATATAATACCATTTGAACCAGCAATTACGGGTGGAATTCCATATGGTCATGCTCATGGAGTTGTTGGATCATCATTAAACGATCCAAAACTTGCTAGTATAGGCAATACTTCTGGAATTGGAGCACAAGATGTGAATGGAAATTATCTAGTAACATCTAGTCCTGCTATTTCTGTAACTTCAATTACATATGATGCTCCTAATAATGCTTGTGTCGTAACAACAGCAACCAATCATGGATTTTCTGCTGGGAATTATGTTACAATAACTGGTGCTACACCATCACAATATAGTGGATCATTTCAAGTTTTATCTTCTGGATTGTTAGCGCAGTCATTTAGATTTACACCAACATCTGCTCCAGCATCTTCACCAGCTGGTGGTGTAATTATAGTCAGATTGGCAGCAGGAACATTTGAAGAAGTAGAAGTTACACCAAATCCAATTGCTTATGTCGTTGATGCGGCAACCGTTATTGGTGGTAAAGAACAAACGTTTGACATTCCGGGGACTGGTGTTGTTTTTAGCAGCAGAAATTTATCAGCACCAGGAACAATTAACACCAATCCAGTTCCTGCTTCAACAGGTGAAGTTAAAAGAGTTGAAATTAACTTGATTGGTCCTGGTGGTGGTGGAGCAGATAGCAACACGGATGGCGGCGCTGGTGGATTTGCTTTTGCTACTTTTAACGTTGATGGTACTGAATATACAATTTATGCTTATGGTGGTGGTGGTGGTCGCTCTGGAAATTCTGGTGGGGCTGGTGGAGCTGGAGGAACATTTCTCATCCCAGCAGCATTAATTGCTCTTGGTGATACTGTTGTTGAATATGCTGGTTCCAATGGTCAATCTGGTCAAAATGGTGGCGGTGCTGGAAGTTCCACTTCTACTGCTACTGGTGGTGGTCTTGCTGGAGTTTCTGGAACTGGAGGCACAGGAAGATCCGCTTCTTTCACGACAACATCTAATGATCCTACACAAACTTATACGTCTAGCGGATCTTGGACTTTGCCAGCTGGCGGTGCTGGGGCAATATCAACTACTGTAACAGTTAGAGCTTGTGGTGCTGGTGGGGGAAATGGAAATCCTAATGCTAACTCTGGATGCGAAGGAACAAGTGCTATTGGTGGTTCTGCCAATGATGGCGCATTGATTACAGCAACTCTTACCCAACTTCCTAGTAGTTTAAGTTTTACCATTGGACAACCAGGACAACAAGGATTTAATAATAGAGATGGAAACACTGATGGACCTGGATTTGAATCTGGTCCTACATCTGGTGGTAGTGGTGCATCATTTGGTGGTGGTGGCGGAACTGGTGCATATGGTAATGGTGCAACAGGTGGAGGTGGCGGTGGATCCACTGGTGTATTTTTCAATGGAGCAAATGCTATTATTGGCGCTGGTGGAGGCGGTGGAGGCGGTGGATCTGGCGGTGGATATAATGGAGGTGGAATAACAGATGGTTGCTATGCTGGTGGAAATGCTAGCCTTGCAGCAACAAATTTAGTTGCTATGACTTCGGCAATGGACTTTAATAATGGTGGATCTGGAACTCAAGGTGGATGTACCGCTGGCGGTGGCGGTGGTGGTGGTGGAGGTGCTGGTCCTACTTCTGTGGCAAATGGAGGCACTGCTGGTCAAGCTGGTGTTGGTCATAATGGAAATGGTGGAGGAACTGGCGGAGCAAGAGGAAATTCTGCTTATAGATCTGACTACTGTAATGCCACATGGTCTGCTGGTGGCAGAGGAGCTGGAAATGCTGGATATGTTCAAATTGATGTTGCAAGGACATTCTTGAGTTATGGACCAACAGGTGGAGGCGGCGGTCAAGGTGGATCATTAAATCTTACAATCAAAGGAAGAAATATATCAGTTACAGCTGGACTTCAGAATGCTGGATCTGGTGGTGGAACTGGAACTGGAGGAAATAATGGATTTGTTGAAGTCAGATATGTTGGATTGGAAGGTGGTGGAACAGAAACAGGAGAACCAACAGTTCCATTTGCTAGATTTTATGATTGTAACTCTGCTGGTGTCCCACAGGGAGGACCAAGAAATGATCAAGCTTGGCAATCTTCAACATTTGATGGTATGATACCAGTTAGTCCTGGTCTCGGAACAAATTCTACCAACAAGTTTTCAATGGTAACTAGTGCTGGATTGCCTACTTATGGTGGATTAGCAAATAGATATTTACCTTTTACGGGAGGACCAGGAAATAGAGAATACATCATTGGACCATTTGATTTGACTGGCGTAAATCGAATTCGTTTTACTGCTATTAAAGGAACCAATTTTAATGGTGGAGCAACTCCAGAAGAAGATTTAATTCTTTATTGGAGAAACTCTGGAAGTAATACCACAAATCTTCTAAACACTGTTGTTTCTTCAACAGTTCTGAGTGGATCTTGGCAAGAGTACTCAATTAATTTAGAAGAAGGATCTAGTGCTCGTGGCACAGCAGTTGAATTAATTTTAAGACAAACAAGACCACAAAATCAGGATGATAACTCTGTTGTCACAGAAGATAATTATGGTGTTTCAATGATCACATTTTTCTATGACACTAGAACAGAGTTGGTGTTCACTCCTGGAAACGGATCTACTCTTGCTAACATTGCTTCCGTAACTAGAAATATTTCTGCTATTCAATCTGGTATAGTAACCACAGATGGAACATTTGAAATGAGTTCGTCAACTCCTGTCTCTACAACAGCTCTTGTTGTTCCAGAAAACGACATTCCATTGATTACTAGATATCATAGAGTAAAATACTTAATTAAAGCGATTTGAATTATGCCAAAAAATGAATATATTTTTCCGATCGAACGAATGGTTGGAGAATTTGATGACTTTATTGCCTTGTGGAAAAACTTTGTTCCAAAACAAATTTGTGAACAAATCATTGAAAAATTTGACAAAGTTTTAGAAACTTCTGCTCAAACTTGTGATGTTGGCAAAGAACAATTTCCTTCCAGAAAAATGGGGAGAGATGATCTTCAAATCATATTAAATGATTACGATGTTGGACTTGCCAATACAATTAACGATTATCTAAAGTGTTGTTTGACGCATTATTGCCAAGAATATAGTCAGCTGATCGGTGTTAAATTAATGTCATACGCGATCAAAGCACAAAAAACTCCTCCTGGTGGTGGATATCATGAATGGCACTATGAAAATGCTTCATATCAAACTAGCAACCGTGAGTTAGTATGGACAGTATACTTAAATGATATGCCAGATGGAGAAGCAGAAACAGAATTTCTTTATCAACGAAGAAGAATTAAACCAAAACAAGGAATGGTTTGTGTGTTTCCTGCTGGACTAACTCACGTCCATAAAGGTAATACTGTTTTTACAACAGATAAATACATTCTGACTGGATGGGCGCACAAAGTTCAATGACAGAATATGCTTCTACTGTTTCTGTAGCATTATATGTAAATGCTGTAAACAGAACAATTCAACAAAATGGAGTAACTAAGGTTATTCAAGATGATTACTGGAATGAAAACATTATTCCCATCTTGTATCCTGTTTGGGATTCTGATAAAGATAAATTAGAAACCTTTGTATATTATAAAGACGATACTGCCTTTATGGCAAAAAATAAGTATCAGAGAAATCAAAAAACTGGTGAATATAAGTGGGTTTCGTATGAATTTGATTTGACATCTTTTCCAAAATCTGAAATTACAGAATTATATGAAAAACTTCAGGAAAAGTATGTTGAATATCGAGACATTGAAGATTTTAATTTAGATAATGCTTTAAGAAAAATATATCAAAGAGACAATATTGTTAACTGGAACAAACTTGTGATGATTCGCAAGTTTCTTCTTATGGATAGTGATTGGACAGTTGGTAGAGATAGTCCACTCACAGAAAAACAACAAGAAATGTGGATTAAGTATAGAGATACACTTAGAAATATTCCCCAAGATCAAGAAGGTGTTCCAGCTGCCGAAGTGGTGTTTCCGATTACACCAACAAAATATGAAAAGATGGTTGAAGAAGAAGAAACATCAGCAGAATATCTTTCTGATCTGACAAATCATTTCTTCCATCTTAATCAAACTGTATACACAAAATATTCTGATAGAATTTTGCTATATCTTTCAATCGCTATTTCGACAGAAACGATTGATGAAATTCCGGTGGTCAAGAGACAAGACAACACAGTTACTCTTGACGATATCTTAGACAATATTGTGAGTGGAGGATTGAATTAATGGCATTAATCTCTTTACAACCAAAAAGCATTTACGAAATTTGTGCTCGTCTGGCAGCACTTGAGGAAAAGTACATCTTGGTGATTGACAATCATCGTTTTCATGAATTGTCAATTGAAAAACAAAAAGAAATTTACGAATATTATAAAGATCCAATTGATGAAGATTTCGCAAATTGGATTATTCCTGAAACTGAAATAGGTGCCATTCTTGAAGCAAAAGATATTTTCTATATTTTTGATACAGAATTAGAAGCAGTCGATTGTTGCTTTGACTGGTTTCCAAGACCAGAAAATCTTCCAGATCCAGATTATAAGATTATCGCATATGTGATTAAACCAGATGGAACCATTCCATATGTTAATGACAATGCTGCTCCCCCATTGACAGAACCAGAGGAATGATTTAGACTGCTGGCAAGCAATTCTAAATCGCATGAAAGTCCCCACACAGTATGATTTGACACATTTTCAGCTTCAAGCAATCATTCGGGATAACAACATCCCAGACACAGAACTGAAGTATATTGGGGAGCGTGTCTATCCTGAGCATTTCAAAGGTCATCCAGAATTTCATGGGATGCTGATGCATTGGTATCTGATCGGTGGTGAGCACGAGGTTCCTGTGTGCGACATCGGTTCGGTGGATTGCGTGGATGATTAGAAACGCTTATCGTTCAGGGGGTTGACACACCCCGAAAACCGTGTTATTCTTATCTCATCAGTCAAGCGAAAGCAACAACTGATACCCAAAAGCAAACTGCTACTTTTCTTTTTTACTATGGAATACATCAAACTGCCTTCTGTTAACGTGGCACCCGAAGTGTCTTGGTTCGACCGACTTGCTCTCCCTGAAGGCAAGAGCTATCGAGTGGTTGAACGCCGTCTCCTTTGTCTCGATAACATCAACACCGTTGTTGATGGTTATGTAGTTAACATCGCCCGTGCTGCGGGTACGGATAACAACAACAAAAACGCTTTGAAGAGCAACATCTCAGTGAACGGTGTTCTCGTTAGCGTTCAGCCTCCATATGCTTTTGCCAGTTCTCTATCTTTGATTGATGGATACACTCGCTATGAAGCTTTGGTAGAGCTTGGTATCACTCACTGGGTCTTCAACATCGTTGAAGTGAAGGAAGGTTACACTGAGCAAGATGTCCGTGATGAGATCGGACTCGGTGCCAACAACCACCCTCCTAGCAAGGCTGCTACACAAGAAGATTTCAAGAAGCGTCTCGCAGCTTGGGTCAGCAACCAACAATCTGAGAACGGAGAACTTCCTTCTCTTGGTAACTGCATCGACTGGGTAAACTCTATCGAGCACTCTTTCACTCAGAAGCAAGTCACAGATCTCTGCGAGAAGGTTCTTAACACTTCTCTCTGTGCTGCTACTGTGGCATCTTATGATGCTCCCAAGGTTCAGAAGTTTGTTCAACAGAATGTTGATCCTAACGCAGGTGTTGTTGCTTACAACGCTAGCGGTAACAGCACCTACGTTCGTCGTGCTGTGATTTCTGTTCTTGAATCTTTGGAGAAGGACGAATTGCCCGAGATCGTTGGATATACCCAAGGTGTCTTGGCGGAAGATCTCAACCGAGTTCGTCAATCTGGTCGTCAAGTTGTAGATCGCTACAACGATTTGTTTGAGAAGGCATTTCAGCTTCGTTTGAAGCATGGTGCTGACTTCCGGCTCTTCAACCTGAAGGGATATGTTCCTCAAGTTATCGACGAGGAAGATCCTTTCCAACTGATTGCCTGATCCAATTCAAAAACTGTCACAGGGGGTCTTCGGACCCCTTTTTCGTGCCCTATACTATTCTCATCAACAGCGAACCGCATGACCCTCACTCTTCGCCCTCACCAGCAGCGTATGCTTGACGCTCTGCTGACCGCCTCTCTGGGTCGCCTGACCTGCCCTACGGGCGGCGGCAAGACCCTTGTGATGATCCTTGACTGTCTGCGTCGCCTTCAGGCAGCAGAGACCCCTCAGACCGTCGTAGTGTGCGCTCCTCGCATCCTGCTGGCAGTCCAACTGTATGAAGAGTTTTGGTCTGAACTGAACGGCAAGGTTGATGCTACTGTGCTTCACGTTCACAGTGGTGAAGTTGACTGCCACCACACCACCAAAGTGCGTGAGATTGTCATTCATGACAGCATCTGTAAAGCTGCCAATTCTCACCAGATTATCTTTACTACCTACAATTCTTTGCGTCGTATCAACGAAGCAGGTATTGATGTTGACCTGATCTATTTTGACGAGGCACATAACTCTGTCCGTCGTGACTTCTACAAAGAAGTTGCTGCTGCTTCTCTGACTGCCAAGAACGCATACTATTTCACTGCCACTCCTAAGTATCGTGGTGGTCAGATCAGTATGAACAACACCACTGTTTATGGTAAGGAACTGATCAACGTTCCTGCTCCTGAACTGGTTGCCA